ATAGGCTACGTCTTTTGGCGCTTGATGAAAATATACCTTGTCATGATGTTTCTTTAGTTCTTGCATGGTTGCTTTTCTTAGTTCAATCATTACATATCCACACCCCCCTTGATTCAACAAAACAAAAAGCACTCTTATTTGAGTGCCTTACTAATGTTTTAACTGTTATAATATTCCCATTTTATAGGCGTTCCATCGGGTAGCTTTCCACACCATCTAGTTTTACCCTTGCAATGTTTCGTAAGATTAGAACGATCTATGCCATATTTCTCACAAGCCTCACCCATATAATTAAACACTTCTCCAGTTGTTATACATTTAACTTTTAAAGAGTTAGGATGTTTATGACCACTCATTTTTTTACTTTGTTCTTTTCTTTGCTTTTCACTTATTGTTTTACCTTTATGCGCTTGACCTATCAACCTTTTTGTTTCTTCACTTAACTTTGCCCCTGTTCTTGTATGACCATTTTCAATTATCCATTTCCTTTTTAAGACACTCATTCTTTTTCGAGTTTCTTTAGTGTGATTTTTACCGTAAAATGAATTCTTTTCGCCACTTCTATCTAATCCAACTATGCCATCCCCACCAATAGTGGCGTTATAACCATTCGAGTCAAGAGAATCCACAAAGCTGTTGTATAATTTGATATAGAACTTTTCTTTTTCTAACAATTCGTCATAACTATCAGCTGTATCAATTTGTTCGAGTTCAAAATTTTCTTCGCCGTATTTTCTTAGGGCATTATAGAACGGCAAATTTCTGCTTGCTCTGTCAACTTCCATAAGGTGTTCTTTGTGCCTTCTCTCTAAACCCCTTGAAGTTATTCCTATATACACTTTTCCATTAACCTTATTAGTGTATTTATACACGACCAATCCCCTCACCCCTTTAAACACATTATACCATTAACTACATGTAGTTGCAAGTACGACTTTCTTATAATACAATAGTAGTGAGGTGATAAATATGGGTAGAGGATTGAAAAACAGAACCCCTATTTCAAACGCTGTGAAAACGGAACTTTATGATGAGTTAAAACAACTATCAGAACAAACCATGATACCATTATCAAGATTGTTGGATAGAGGTATTGAATTGGTGCTTAAAGAATACGAAAAGCCTACTGAATAAGTGGGCTTCTTATTCCTCACCATCTGGACTTTCATATTCACTTTCGTCAATCAAACCTATTGCACGGTTTTCATTTTCAATAGCACTTAAATACTGCCCTTGAATAATCCTAATTTGATCAACGTTGTTGTAAACCGAGTTTCTAAGGATATTTCTTGCGGGTTGTCCTTCTGTGCCTAGTTCTTGTTGCACCCCATACCAAGTGTTATGACGGAAACCCACGAGTAAATCTGTTTCACGCCTACGCACCCAATATTGGTTACTTCTGTAAGGTCTTCGCGCCCTTCTCATACCAGGCAACTTTCTGACTTCATCATTCATTTTACGCCTGATAAACTTTGCTGAATCTCTTAATGCTGCTCTTGATAACTCTGTAATGGTGTATTGCGCTTTATCAACGCTATCTATAATTTTAACGCCGTCTTTGGTTATCCTTGTTACGGATTTAGGCATTGCCATTTAATCAGCTCCCTTACAAACCAATTCGAGCCTATCAATATCCATAGGAGTAGGGTTATTTCGGTTGTTAGGTTTATATGATCTAATCACATCATACAATACACCTTCATATTCAACTTCCGATTCTCCGCTATAATCATAGCGATTAATCACAAACACTATCTCTGGTTGCATATCCACTTTGGCGGCACTATAAAACTCATTTCTTGTAACAGATTCCACTTCACACAAGACGTTATTTCTTTCTTGGATGTCGATTACATCTCCCATTTCATTTTCAGTTTGAGTCGTTTTTATAAGCGTAAGTTCATCATTCATCATTTTTCTTCACGCTCGATATAACAAGGTTGTGTAATCTAAATTGTATGTGTCTAGGCATTCCATCGTGACTATCTCGGTTTTGATAACGCCAAGTTGAATAATCGACTAAAAACATCAAAATATCAGGCCTATCTAAATCAATAGATAGACCTTGTTGTTTCTCTAATTCGGTTTTGACACCCTCGATGATTTTTTCTAGGTATTCATCGCGGACTTTGGATGTTATTCCAATACGTGCCTTTACCAATTCGAGAATGATATTAGTTTCAGTCATTTAATCACCGCCCAATAATGCAATGAGTTCCTTTTTAGTAGCCTTAGAATTGTACTCGATTTCTTTTTCATTGAGCAATTCCTTTAGCTCATCGTTTGTAAGTTTATCGAGGTCTTTTTCTGGTTCATCTACCTGCTTGAAGTCGTCTCCACTAAATGCAGATGTTTCTACTTGATTTTGTGGCATATTACCGTACTTACGAACGACTTCAACCACTTCTCCCTCTTTTGCAGAGTGAGTAGTATATCCAATATGATTCCCGTCAGCAGGAGTATAGTTTTTTGCTCTTCCATCATCATCACATTGAACAAGTGTTCCGGCAGGTAAATTTTGTGATGCCTCTACCTTCCATACTGGATTGTTCTTGATCGTTACATTTACAACACTATCTTTTTCTAAATCAGAAGTAGATACCAGGTCCGGTATCCATCCCCTTTTAGATGGAATTAAATATACAGTCTCCCATCCTTCTTCTGGGTTATCTTCTGTATTAATCCCACCAAGCGCAACTAAGCGATTGGCAGGAATATCTTGAGTAACTTTAGCTTTAAATTTAGTCATTATCCTTCAATACCTCCGCCATTTATAGTAATTACAACAAACGCATCTGTATAGATTGGCTTACCGTCATAACGAGCAGTACCTTTAAATACAGTTTGATCTTGAATAAAACGCACATCCGTAGAAACCGCAAGCTTAACTCCTGCACGTTCTCCAAGTAAGTACTTTTTGAAATCACCTAATACAATAGTGTCATCAGGCGCATATTGAGAAAATACAATACGAGTTCCATCTGGTAAACGTGGAGATTGTGCTGTTTGTACAACCAACCGACCGTCAGACGTTGGCAAAAACGTTTGTGGCGCAAGTTTAGAGTAGTAAGTGCTACGCTTCATAACCGCAATTACTTCGCCGATAGGTTCTCCATCTTCTCCATTATCAATAATAGCCATGTTACCGATAATATCGCCTAACTCTCCATTAGACGTAACATTTTGGTCTGCTTCATCTGCAAGTGCAGGGATGATTCCTTCTGGCTGCTTTTGCGTAGCGCCTTCGCCAATTAAAATGGCCTTATCAAGTGATTTAGCAATAGCCATAGCTAAACGTTGCTCCACAAAGTTAGCAAGGTTGATCATGCTATCCTCAAGCACCGCATTACAAACTGGGATGAATCCACCAACTTTAAAGCCATCTAATTCAGTTTGACTAAATGATGTTGCAAGTTCTTCTACAGGGTCACACATTTCTGTCCAAATAGCCTCCGGAATTGCACCATCCATGATTACACGAGCAGTACCTGACAATTGTTGTACAGTTACCTCTTTATAAAGCGTTGAGTAGTCTCCCAAGCGTTGTTGAATCATATTGATTACTTGTTCTGGGATAAGTAACTCTGTTTCAGATAACGCCCGTTTGTTTCTTGAAGCTTCCGCGACCTTTGTGTAAAAGTCACGCACTTCTGTTTGGTTAAGTCTTTCTAAAATCTGTGAACGTGTTTCGTATTTGTTGTGAGCCATTCTTGAATCTCCCCCTACAGTTTCTTTAGTTTGTTTTTTGCTACGTTGTGATTCATTGTTTTTAGGTGCTTCATCGTTTAGTTCCTCGAGTTCGCCCTCTAGTTCTTCTAATTCATCTTCCAACTTTTTCTTTTCTTCTTCTTTTTCGTAAAATTCTTTATACTCTTCTTCAAATGAATCAATTGATTCATCGTATACCTTAGCGTCCTCTTCGGTTTCAATTTGCTCTGCAGCTTCTTTTAGTTGTTGCTCTCTCTTTTCAAATGAATCTCTTAACTCGATATAATTTTCTTCTGATTCAAATAAATCATTAATTTTATTTCTTTTTGCCTTAATTTGACTGATTAGTCTTAATTGACGTAATGACATTATTTAACCTCTCCTTTAATTCATGTTTTCTTTTTTCTATACTTCTTTGTTGCAACTTTTCCGCTTGCTTCATTCTCGCTTGTACACTTGTGTTGTCATATGCGGGAAACGTTACAACGGACACTTCATGTAAATCAATTTCTCTTATGGTCCATTTGATTGTTCCATCATCACGGTAATCAGTATCTTCTTTTAAAATATTGAATCCGAATGAGCACTGATCAACATCTCCACGCTTGACTCTTTCATATAGGTTAAGGGCATCTGTATCATTTTCGTTTATTTCAATTGAACCCCATAGCCCACGACTGTCAACCTTTAAATCAAGCGTGTTGGATTTGTTTCTACCTAACACAAATGCGGTGTCATGATTAATTAGTGCCCTAATATCATTAGATAAAGTTTTGTCAAAAGCACCAGGAGCAATTTCTTCATAAGCACCTGGGAACAATTCGGTTTCAGAATTGAAAACACTAAAATAACCCTCAATCACTTTTTTATCAGATTGTTCATCTGCTCGTGTTTGAAGGTCTACCCCTAAGTTACGTATATGTTTTTGTTTATCTCTAATCATCATCACCCCCTTTAAGCTTGTTCTGATCTCCAATTTTATCCAACGGAATATAGTTTTCTAACAGGACCAATTCATTTAATCCATCCATTGGAGATAACCCTAGTTTATCCCTTACCTCATTACCTGGAGCAAGTCCTCTTACATACAAGTTGCTGTAAACATCTGATATTTCTTTTATGTCATAGGCGTAT